AGGCACTGAGAAAATGGGCAAGTTGGCAACTGCTAAACAAGCCCTTATAGGTGGTGGTTATAAAACTGCTATTGGTGGTGCAACAGTTGATGCACTTGGTGGTGCTGGAACAGTAGCTGCTCAAGAACAGACCCGTGTACTTACTGATGAAGACAAAGATGAAATAGATTATGGCACAGTAGCACTAAGTGGTGCTATATCGGGTCTTCCCGGTGGTGTGTTAGGTGGTGTAACAGGTTCACGTAAAGCTTTTACTAGTAATATTGCAGGTCAGTTCACGGCAAAAGAAATTAAAAAAAAACAATCAGTAGTAAAAAGTTTGGTAAAAGTAAAGACTTTAAAAGTAAAGTAGCTCAAGCCTACTCTACAATTTTAAAAAAATCATTAGATGAAACTCTTGGTAGTTTTAACATGAACGTAGGTAAAAGATTAAAAATAGATGAAGCTGTAGAAAAGGGTACTTTACTAAGTTTAGATGAAAAAATTGTAAGAAATATAGGCTCTGCGGCATCAGAAGTTATGGACATGATACCTGCAAGAGAGGTTATGAAGGATGGTAAGCTAACAAGAGTTGCTAAAGGCAGTAAAGAAGATTTAGAAGAAAGAATAACATCTCGTATAGCTAGAGGTATATCAAGTGGTATAATAAGCACAGATTCATTTTTAGGTGTTCTAAAAGCACACAATCTTAGTGCTACAGAGTTTGGTGCATTATATGCTGCCGAAATGTCTCAAGCTGGTAGAACTTTACAAACTGGTAGTGTTCTATCTAGAAAAGAAAGCAAAAAGTTATTTGAAGAACTAACAGATTTAGATAAGGCTCTTGTTACGCTAGGTGAAACCACAGAAGCAGCACGAAATGTTGTCACTCAAAGAGCAGACAAGGGTTTAGTTTTAAACAAAGCGGGTGATTTTTTTAGAGCATTAAACAAAACACGTATTGGTATGATGACTATTCAAGCCGCTACTACAGTTAGAAACACTACAAATGGTTATATGCGTAACTATGTGTATGCTTTAGACAATTTAGGTGCTGGAGCATTTAATTATGTCAAAGGTTCTTACAGATTGGCTGTAGGTAGCTCTGATAAAGAGTTAATGAAAGGTGCTGAATTTGCAGTTAAAGAGGGCATTGCTCAGTTGAGGGCTGGAGGTCAATCTTTAATGCTAAAAGATATGGTGTTTGGTTTACAAGGCATTGATACTGCCATATTAACTAAAGTATTCAAAGACCCAAAATTAGGTAATTCAGATGTAGCTAAACAATTATTTAGAGAGTTAGGGGATATAGGAACTTCTGTTGGAGCAGATTCAGGCAACATGTTAAAAACTGCTAGATTTTTAAATACTTTTAATACTTTAAGTGATAATGTATTTAAATCTGCTATATTCTCTCGTGAGATAGATAAACTTATTAAGACAGATGCCGCTGATGTATTTAAGAAAAAGGGTATAAATGGTTTAAGTGATTTAGTTTCTAGTGGTAACTTTAGAATGATGGATGATAAAGCGTTAGCGGGAGCTATGGAAAAAGCTTTGGATTTTACATATCAAACAGGTAAGTTTAGAGGCAAAGCAGGTGTTTTCAACAGTGCTGCTGATACATTTATACAAGCATCGTCAAGTCAGCTAGGTTCTGCTTTTGTTCCCTTTCCAAGATATATAGTTAATCAATTTAGATTTGTGTACGAACACGCTCCTATTATAGGTATGCTGGATATAGGTGGTGTTTTAAACAAATCTGCTACTGCTGAAAGATTTGGAAAACAAGTAACTGGTTTAGCAATGTTAGGTGCATTTTTTGGAATGCGAGATAACTTAGGCGATGAGACTACAGGTGCTTATGAATATAAGAATCCATTTGGTCATGGTACATTTGATGCTAGAGCATCTCTAGGACCTTTTATGGCATATGCTTTTGTAGCAGATGCGTTATATCAAATAGGAAGACCTAATGGTGAGTTAGAGAAAGCATTTGGTTATAGATTGCATGACAATGATAAGGTTACAGGAAATATAAAAACTAGAGAGTTTGTAGAGGCATTATCTGGTGGTTTATCTAGGGCAGGTACAGGCTTACAATTTGTAGATGAGATTGTGAAACTAGCAACAGAAGAAACAGCTTTAGACAGCAATAAATTCCAACAAGGACTAGCTAAATTCGTGGGTAACTATTTTAGTACATATACTGTTGGTGCAGGTATGATTAAAGATGCAGTTCAAATGGTTGATCCAGACACACGTATGTTGACGGATAATACAGATGTAGAGTTTTTACCCTACATGTTAAAACAAGCTACAAGATCATTCCCAATGGAAGCACACTCGGATGGAGAAGGTTTCTTAGAAAGACCACCTCAAACTACACCGTACAAAAGTACAGGCATTAGAAACACAATGCCTATGTTTAGGCAGATAACTGGATTAACTCCTATGGAAGAAAAGAATGATGTTCAACAAGAGTTAGACAGATTCCGTTTAGATTATTTTGAGGTAGCACCAGTAAAAGTGCAAGATAATATAGCTAACAGAGAGGCTAGACAAAATGTTGCATTGGCTATGGAACACCATTTAAATAATTTTATTAACAGTCCTGAATATATAAACTTAGCAAATGACTATGAAAAAGAAAAGTTTTTAAGAATAGAGTTAAATTCAATACGTAGTGAGGCAGTAGCTGAAGCACTAGATGAAAAAGATTATGATACACCCCAAGATGTAATTAGAAAAGAAAAAGCTAGATTTTTTAAGATTTCTGAAAATGACAGAAATATAATATTAACTGCTTTTAAAAAGCAATTCCCTAATGTAGAAATTGGAAATGATGATTACACGATGCTGTTACAATTTGCTGTAGATTACGGTGTAATAGCAGAATAATTATCTATCGTCACCTGACCCTTTTAATGTTCCACGTTCTTTTCTACTATGTAACTTCTTTAAATTCTCTTTCATAATATCATTCAAAGGAACTTCAGTTTCTCTTGCTAACATAGCACAGTACCAAAGTACATCACCTATCTCTGATGCAATTGCTTTCTTATCGCCTTTACCGTCACGTATAAGTTTTTTAACTTTGCCTGCAACTTCCCCAGCCTCACTTGTCAAGCCTAGAGCTAAATACTCTAAGGCTTTTTCTTTTGGAAATATAGCTGTTTGTGCAGCTTTCATTTCATAGAACTCAGCAGTCATAACCTCTGCTATTATCAATTTATCCTCCATAAATCTTTTCGCCTCTTCTTCTAACAGCATTTTTAACCCTTTCTAGTTGTATATAATAAGCAGAATTAAATCCTCTTTGCCATTCTCGTGATTGCATAGTCATATCACTAAAAGGATTTATTAATTTTTTCCTTTTGAAGGCATTGAACCCTTGATTAAATTGTAAGCTTAAAGGTGCATCATATTTCCCCAAACCTCTTTCTTGTCTAGTTTTATATTTCCTATTTTTTTTCTGCATGTCATAATCTCCTCTTAGAAGTTATATTTATTTCTTTTCCTTTTTATCTTTGGGTACTTCATTTCTTTCAAAGTATTTTTTTAACACACTAACTCTTCCATCAAGATGTTCTAGTGCAGACATTTCTTTTTCAATAGTGTCTATTACAGTAGCACGATCTCTTGCACCAACGGGGTTGGTTAGCATAATTTCTATGTTAGCTATATGAGCATTCATCTGCCCAATCATTTTAGTTTTGATTGCATTTAATATCATGTCTCTCACTCTGTATTCCTCTTCTTTGGTTTTGGTTTAAGATGTAAAAATTCCCTAATATGTAGTTTTCTACCTTTAAAGAACACTATTAAGTTTATAGTTGTGTTGATGGAAATGGCGATAAGTAACCACCATTGCCACCATAATAACTCTGCTGATTCTAACATTAATTAGATGTCAAGTCAACTACTTCACAAGCATCTGCTGTGCAAGCTAACTCTCTTCCACCACTAGTTGTATCTTCCTTCTCAAAATCTGCTAACTTAGACCAATCAATAGACTTAGGCATTATATTTTTTAATTCTAAATATTCTTCCCTTTCTACGTCTTGATAAGGTGCTTGAGCATATGTATGGTCACTGAATGGTAAGAAAGATATACCTGATACTTCATCAAAGTTCTTGTATACCCATGCTCCTACATCCATCCATTCATCTTCCTTGACAGACACAGTAACAGAAGGCTTGTGCTCACACCAATGTCTTTGAAACATAAGCCAATACTCTAGTTGTTCAATAGCAGACATCTGTGTTCTAGTTACAGCACCTTCAGGTGACTTCATAGGAAAGCTGAACACAGTCGTGCTATCAGGTTTCATAACGTCAGGCTCACTAGGTATACCACTCTCTTTCATAAACTGTGTTAGTGGGTCTTTGTTATCGCCACGTACAGTTCTGATGTAGTAGTCGTTGTGTCTAGCATGAATACCTGATGCACTGTCAACTAATTGACTAACTGTACCACTTGGCTTTACACAAGTAATAGCAGTTGACTGTGGTATACCTAAGTCTTTAGCCATCTTCTTATTAGTTTCTACTGCTACTTCTCTTAGTATAGTAAGTATTTCTTCTGTCCATATATTTGTATCTAAGATACCTGTTAGGGAAACTCCTAACAATCTTTCTTCCTCTGTATTATCTTTCCATATCTTACGTAGATACTTAAAGTTAGTAAGAGTAGATTGAAATGTACCTAGTATAGTAGCCATACGTACCTTCTCTGTTAAAGATGCTAAGTCATCTGTGGCTCTACATACAACTTCAGTAAGATTACAGAACTGATAAGGTCTAAGTATAATCTCACTGCAAGGATTACATCCAAAGTAGTGGTCAGCATCTCTCCTACCATTCTCTTGTGCTTTAACTTTAGCTGCTTGTCTATTAAATATACCACGTTCACCTGACTTAGATTCGTATAAAGATGTCCACTCTCTCATGAATGTACCCATCTCAGGCTTACCCTTGAATGCTACAGAGTTATTAGCTAGTGCTCTCTGTCCTTCATTCTCCCACCATTGACCTGACTTGGCATGTCTCATTTGGTCATCGCCTAAGTTAGATAAAGAGATAAGAGCAGACCTACGTACCCCACCTACAACTACAACCTCACCAATCTTGCACATTAAATCGTGACACTCAATAGGAAATAGTCTTCTGCCTTTAGCTCCTTTGAACTTCTGTATGCAGAACTGAAACAATTCAACTAGAGGTGCAGGTCCTGATGCTCTACCGCCAAATGTTTTTAATCTAGCACCTGCAGGTCTTACTTGTGATACATCCCACTTTGGAACTTGACCTACATATAACATAGCAATAAGTTCTCTCAATGCCTTAGCCCAACCGGGTCTGCTGTCAGCCACAGTTATGATAGTAGTGCTGTCCTCAAAGTGCTCATTAACTATAGGCAACTTGTCTACGTTCTCTCTTTCTACAGAGAATCCTACACCTGTGCCACACATAAGAATGTACATGCACTCGTCAAAACTACGAGGGCTATCTACAGGTATGTAGCTACAGTTATAACCACCCACGTGACACCTGTCTAAGGCAGGTCCTGCAGTCATTAAAGCTCTCATGCTAGGCATTGTACCTAAACTCATTATCTGCTCTGTAAGCTTATCTTTCAAGGCTTTAGTTATAGTATAAGAATAGTTCTTCTTAAGATGGTCGGACATGTAATCAAAGTATCTGTCTACAGTCTCTCCCCAATTCTCTCTTCTCTGTTCATCATCCTTCCACCTTGCATAGCGAGAGAGTGCTATGAAGTTTTGGTAGTCTGTTGGTAAATAGTTTTGTATCATGTTCATTACTCCGTTATTGTTTTTATGTTCTTAATCTTAATTCCTTCTACATCATAGAAGTATTCTTGTATGCCTTCTTCTATTTCTATGCCTACATTCTCATCAGCAGGTATAGGGTACTCTTCAGGGTCTACCTCTAGTGTAAGAAATATTTTAACTCTTATCATCGTAGACCTCAATAAGTTTATTCAGATACCACTGTGCTTTCCTTAAGTCTTCTACACCATTCTTATATCTAAATCTCCATAGGTACTTAACTATGTTACCTTGTAAGTAATAGTCAAACCCATCCACTAACATAGCTTCTAAGGCATCGATGGTTTCAATACCTGCTTTGTTATAATGGATAGGACTATTAACCATGTCCTGTTCTTTGTGTTCTACTTCTTTTAATTTTCTAATCATATAATCTACATGCCTTTCCATTATGCGTTGCCTTTAGTATCTGAATCAATAGTTATATGTATAACATTATCATCGACACCTACTATGTTAGCTTTTGGTTTGTTCTTTTCTTTTATCATATCATGGTAGTCTTTGTCAACAACCTTTTCAATAAAATCATTTATGTCATCACGTAAGTCACAGTCATCCTCTGTTAAGGGTACGATGGCACACATCATCTTACATAAATGTAATACTTGATAGTAGTCATCATCATTCATTTTATTATCAGGGTCTGTTACTATACCTATATCAACAGCACCAGTCCACTGATGCTTTCTATTAAGGCTAGGTCTGACACGTATAACAAAATCTCGTTTTACTAAACTTGCCCTTAACCTCTTTCTCTTTTTACGTTTCTCATCCATGCTTTATCTCCTTTTTATTTTTGTACCAGCTCTGAATTAGACGTGTCTTCATTAAAGTTATTAATTTTTGTTACGTTATTCATCTATGTTAAGAATAAAGAGAAATTGAGATATTTCTACCTTTTTTCTCTATGTAAAATATGCTTTCTACATTTGGAAC